GAAAAATACTTGGTAAGGCGAGTAAAAGAAAACCAGGGCCTGACGTACAAGTGGATCAGCACAGTCTCGGGGGTGCCGGATCGGATAGTATTCCTAAACAACCAAGTACACCTAGTGGAACTGAAAACGGAAACTGGATCCCTGAGCCCAAGACAGATCCTAGTGTTTGATCAAATAGGTGAAGCCGGCTTTCCTGTGCACGTCTTGCGTAACTACGATGACATAGAGGGGTTTTTGAAGGGCGCTTTAGGGGAATAGTTTGCATTATTATATACAGAGAAGGCGAAAAGGTTTGCAAGCCCTGTCTGTGCCGATACACAGTCTAGCCCCTCTAACATCCCCTACTTATCGGAGTATCAAATGAAACGACTCAACCCCGCCACAGGTTTGCCTTTTAAATTTAAAGCTATCAGAAAAGATGGCTATATATTTAGGCAATACGACAAAACAAGAAAAAATAAAGACGGAACATTTGTTGAAATCTGGGCACATCCCGAATATTTTAAAGAATTTCAAAAATCAATAAAACGCGCCGGAAAAAACTGGTATAAAGAAAACAAAACACATAGAAATAATTTGTCAAACAAACACTATGCTGAGAACAAATCTATGTATATAGCAAAATCCGCAAAAAGACGGGCGTCTAAATTGCAAAGAACACCTCGGTGGATAAAAGATGTTTTTATAAAAGAAATAAATATTATATATAAACGCGCAAAACTTATAAAACTTTTTACAGGCGAAGAATGGCACGTAGATCATATAGTTCCACTTCAAGGAAAAAAAGTTAGTGGTTTGCATGTACCTTGGAATTTACAGCTACTCCCAGCATCCGAAAATTTATCAAAAGGAAATGAGTATGCTTAGCAGAGATCAGCTTCATCCGTATCAACTGGCTGTAATAGAAAAGGCCAAGGCAACACCAAACCTTGGTTTATTTATGGAGCCGGGTTTGGGTAAATCAGTTACAGCGTTAACCATTGCGGCTGAACAATTTAAAGGCGCAACATTAGTAGTTGCCCCCAAGCGAGTAGCAGAAACTGTGTGGGATACTGAATGCGCAAAATGGGAGCACCTTTGCCATTTAAAGGTAGTAAAGATAATGGGCTCTGAAAAGCAACGGCTTGCTGCGTTAAAAGAAAAAGCTGATATTTATATCATTAACCTAGAAAATATTGTGTGGTTGACCAACGTTACAGATATGTTAGTGTTTACTAACTTTATTGCCGACGAAAGTTCTCGTTGGAAGTCACCACAAACCAAACGTTTTAAGGCACTTAAGAAGCATTTAAAGGGCTTCTCACGGCGTTTAATCCTCACGGGTACACCTACCCCTCAGGGCATGCAAGATATGTGGTCTCAGACAGGTATATTGGACCTAGGACAGCGTCTAGAGACCAGCCTTACCAAGTTTAGGGACAAATACATGACGCCCGATCAAATGAACAGGCACACCAGGGTGGTGTATAATTGGAAATTAAAGCCGGGGTGTGACCAAGTAATTCAGGACAAAATCAGTGACATCTGTTTTAGCCTGAAAGCCGAGGACTACTTAAATCTACCGGAATGTACCAGTATATACCATGGTATATCTTTTGACCCACAGGTAAGGAAAAAATACGATGAACTTAGAAAAGACATGGTCGTTGACATCAAGAAAGAAAAAATCACAGCTCCGACAGCAGCGGCACTGGCGAACAAACTGCTCCAGTTCACATCAGGAGCGGTCTATAACGAAGAGGGAGAGGCTCAAGAAGTACACCGTTCTAAGGTGGAATACCTTGAGTCGATCATGGAAGAATCTTCAAGCCCCACACTTGTCTTCTACCATTTCAAGCACAGTCTACAGAGGCTTCGGCTCGCTTTCCCGCAGGCCGTGGTGCTGGACGATGACAACATTGAAGCGTGGCGTCGTGGCGAGATTCGTATGCTACTCGCACACCCACAATCAGGGGGCATCGGGCTTAATCTCCAGTGCAACGTTGGAGACACAGCACAGACGGTCTGGTTCGACTTACCATGGAGCTCAGAGAACTACATCCAAGCGAATGCTAGGATCTACCGCCAAGGGCAAGAAAAGCCGGTTATCATACATCACCTGACAGTGTCTAATAGTATCGACGAGCAGGTGGTCAAAGTCTTGGACGGTAAAATAAATATTCAATCTGCCCTGCTAGATGCCCTAAATTTTGCATTAATATAACCATGAGAACAAAAACCAAATACAAGATCAACGCAACCGCACCTAGACTATCAGATGAGGACATTGATCCGATTGAAAAGGATGACCCCCCGTCAGAAGTTAATTCATGGATGACAGAGGGCTGGATGCCCTGGGAGCCAGAAGATCTCGCAGACATCCGGCGGTTGGTTGATGAGTTCTTACCGGCCAAGCAACGATTTATTATGGAGGCATTTTTAGATGGTCTAAACTACAAAGATGTTGGTGTAACAGAAAAATATTGGCGCTACCACTTTGCTGGCGCCATTCAATTTATAAAAGGACAGCTGGGCGTATGAGTCACTTCATTGTAGAGCATAATTATAAGGGTAAGTATGTTATGGAAACGATTTGCGGTGTGGAAGATATTGATGTCAGCCGCTTTGAAGATTTATTGGGAGTCTGGGTGTGCGACAGCATGGAGGAGCTACAGACTATGGAAAATCAAATTAAGGAGCTAAGAGATGCACGATCCAGTAAATCATCCTAAGCACTATACAGAGCACCCAAGCGGCGTCGAGTGCATTCAGATTACCGAGCACATGGACTTTAACCTTGGCAATGCCCTTAAATATATTTGGCGGTGTGACTTAAAGAAGGACGCAGTAGAAGACCTACGAAAGGCGCAGTGGTATATCGGCAGGGAGATAGCCAAGCGCATTAAGATTAACAACGCAGTAGATCCGGAGTGTGGAAAATGAATTTAGAATTAGATGATGATTTTGCAGATGAAATTACTAGAACCAACCTAGCGCAGAGCTATGTCAACGTGTCAAGGATGATGAAAAATGGCAACAACTGGCACGAAGATGACGTCGCCTCATGGGAAAAACTATTACCGGCACTAGAAATAGTTGGCGGCTGGTACAGCGTAGACTTTAAAGCCGACATTAAAAAGGCAAAGAAGGTAAAAAATGAACCCAAAGATTGATTTAGAGTCGGCGATTATGTTAGCGTGGCAGACAAGTGACGACCTTGAACTACTGTTTAAGTACCACGGTGACAACCCAAAACCGATGACAGAGGACGAAGTAAGTAACGCGGTACTAGGTATCAAGGTGTTACATGAAATGCGTATGGAGGCATTACTGGATACCTACTACCGTAAAATGGAATTGAACCAGTACTGCACAGACCCAGAAAAGTTAGCAGCACGACATAATTTGTTTGGCGATATAGATTATTTAAAACCTAAGAAAGGAAGTAAAAAATGACAGAAGAAACTAAAGTAGTAGACAGCACCCTAGATAACGAGATTTTGACATTTCAATTTACAGTGGCGGCAATCAACGGCCTCCTGCAAATTTTAGGTCAGGCCCCGTTTATTGCCTCCGCAGGATTCATTAACGACATTCAGCGACAGGCTGGCCCCCAGGTGGATGAGTTAGTGGCAAAAAAGGAAACAAAAGATGAACCTCAAACAGCTACTGCGTAACGCAGGCATCAGCAACAACATCATCAAGGAGGTCGAGCGCAAGGCTAAACAGACCACCGAGCAGATGGAGCAGGAGCACCAGGAAAAAGCCCTGGCGATGACCAAGATGATGCTAAACGATGCTCTAAGATATCGTAAAGAGCACGGGGCCAATACCCCGCCGTCCAAACCAAAAAAGACGATCATCATCCCAGACTAGGGCGGTTTTAGGCAATAATTTGCATTATTATATATAGGAACGTCGTGAGACGCCCCTATCTACCCTAGCCTTAAAAAAGCTACAGGTTGCCGGACACCTGCATAGAATCCGGCGTTTTTTATACACATCACACACAACATACATAGAAAGTAACAAAATGAATCCATTCGAACTACGTTTTTCCGTATTTAACACAGCAAAAGACCTCATGGTTAAACAGCATGAGGCCAACATGGCGACATGGGAAGTGCTCAACAAGACATCCAAAGAGGCTGTAGAACTCGCTCCAAAGTTCCCAACAATGGAAGAGATCATCGACAAGGCTATTGAAATCAATACTTTTGTAAGTGGTCAGACAACCAAAGAACTGACAGGCTTAGTTAAAAAGATGTCAGGTGTTTCAGTAATATTTTAAGTAGTACTGCTAGGCAAGGTGTGACCGGAGGCATCGGCACTTAATATCACCAGACCCGTAGGTAACCAACTCCAAGATTGGGATTTCCTGCCTAGTTCCAATACGCATGATGATTGGGTTATAAAGATCGGTCACACAGAATGAAGTCGCGCTCTGGGTTCGAAACCAACGTGTACGGCTGTTCAACCCGATTGAGACCAGCAGTTCGCCACTGTAAACAGTCATCAGCCGTATTGGTAAATCGAGGCCACCCGGTGTAACGGGGAATCGTAGGGTTGGATAGGATTGATAAGCCTCAACCCAGCCCGTTACCAATTCTTTACAATAAACAGCGAAAACTTTACAATGGCAACTAAACCCGGACTCTACGCAAACATCCACGCCAAAGAGGCATGCATAAAAGCTGGCTCAGGCGAGAAGATGCGCAAGCCAACTCGTAAGGCAGCAAGTTTAAAAAGGTGGAAATGTGGCAGCTAAAAAAACAGCATCAAAGTATGACCCGGCTATGTGTCAGCGCATGATAGAGCTAGGAAAACTTGGGTCATCACAAA